AGTTGTAATATCACTCCCCCAACCTACTCCAGCATTAAATTTATAAACTGAATAGTAATAGCTGTAAGAGTAAGATACAGAAGCGCCACCGCCGGAAGTAGTAGAGTCTGCGTTTGCTGTGTGGGTAAAAGTATATGTATTTGCATTAACTACACTAGCTACTACATATTCACTGTTTACATTAATGCCAGCAAAAACACTTGCGTTAGAGAACGTAACAAATGCACCAACACTTAAACCGTGTGATGTGTGGGTTACAGTAACCGTTGGACTGTCTTCTGTTACTGAAAATGGATTAGTCCCTAAACTTCCGGTATCGTCCCCGCTGTTACGTCTGGCAGCATATACAGTGTCACTATGAATCCAGACACCTAAAACCTTACCTAAACCAGGAACAGTTGGATACGTTGCATCGTAATATTCGTAACCATTAATGCGACGATACCCACCAAATTGCGATACTTCAAAGTTAAGTAGTCTAGTAGCTGCACCAGGATTTTGGTTTGCTAAAAATAATGCATCTTCGTTTGTAAATAACCCACCTCTTGATAAAAAGGTAGAATCTCTGTAACCGTCTGCCATTAAATATTACCCGGAGGTGTATTAAGCAAACGTCCAACTCGCGTATCTCTAACTTCCGTGTAACGATTAATTAAAATAGATCGCATGTGGTCTATACCAAAATCAAATTTTTGTTTTGCAAGAGCGGCTTGCTGTGAATTATCTCGAAACATATACGCATGGTACAATGCGCCATCAATAACCACATGTTTAAATGCGTCAGGGACTGTCATTGTATCTGTACTTGCAGCAAGATCAGTATTGTATGCATAGTAATCGTAAGAAACAGAATACGCACCATTAGGTATTGGCGTAAATCCTGCTAAATTATCAGGAGTTCTATAAACGTAAAGTGGCGCTGCATAGTCGCTACTGGTTGCCGTGCTATCTCTTTCAAAATATCTAGTTAAATATGTATTGTAATTTATCTGCGTTAATTTTTTAGCGTCGAAACTTAAACCAGCATCGTAGTTAATTCTAAAAGTATTCCAATCAACAATCTTAACATCGGCAGCTAAACTATACGTTTTAGTTCCAGACACTAATGTTAAAGAACCGGTAGTATGATTAAAAGGAAAAAAGTATTCCCGTTGTGAAATTTCATGTAAGGCAGCATTTACAGCATCCTTAACTTGTGCTCTAAAGCCAATAGCAGCAGAAAAATCTACTGCTGCAATTTCAACTTCGTTTAAACGACGAAGCGTTTCATTTACTAAAGTTAAAAATGTAGTTGCCATAAAAAATTCCACAGTAGTAAAGGAGTGGGGCAATTAAACCCCACCCCAATACATAGTTATGCAAGCGTATCGCGATCAACTTCATCGGCACTAAGAGAACCAATGTCGTCAACATTTGATAGCCAAGCAAACACACGGATTTTACCCGCTGTAGTTGTGCCTGTCTGTGCGGCAATTAGAACATCTAGCGTGTCAGCAGTACCAGCAACAATGGCGGCACCTGGAGAAACAGGTGTAGCATAGTCGCCAGCAGACGCAGCGTCAAAATCAAAGCCGTCAACAAATGCGTCTACGTCACCGCCAGTAACACCAAGATCAAGAGCACAGTCTGTTGAAGTACCTGCATGAACAGCAGTAACTTCAAAACCTGCGGCCATAATCATAGTATTGGCTGGAACAGTAATTGCCTGAATGATATCGGAAGCAGCAAGAGCGGTACCTTTAGCGGTAGCAGCGGCTGCAAAATCAATTTCATTCTGAACATAGTATGGGCTACGTCCGCGCGCACCTGGGTTACGGACGGACGAAGCTAGGGTAGTAACAGTAGCCATAGTTCAGCCTCCTTAGACTAGGTTATAACGGGCGTTAACAAGACCTTCTGGACGAAGAATCTTGCGGCCATACAGATGCATACCCCGCACAATGTCAGCAAAGCTGTCAGGGTCGCGATAAGTTTCAGTCTTATTAATTTGCTCGGCAGTTGCTACTGAAGACATATGACCGGCAACAATAAGACCGTAGTTGCTAGCATTGGTACCGCCTGTAGTAGAAGGACCAGTACCAACTGAAGGTAGGTTATTTGAAACGTAAACCTTAAAGCCATGAAGATTATTCACGACTAGGCCGTTGCGGAGTTCTGCGGCAGGACCACCATCGTAATTGAAGAGACGAGAGTCTTCATCTTTTAGGATTTCAAGGAATACTGGATCAACAACTAGCCAGCGATTTGCTGTGTCAACATTCTGCTGGTCAAGTAGGCGTGACATACGCGCAACTACCTGAAGAGGAAATGCGTTACCAGCAGTAGCTGACTTAGTAGCAGTAGCACCAGGAGCACGTGGCTCAAGACCAATTGAACTACCGGCGCTACCAGCAGTGCCGCTAGTATTAGTAAAGTTACTTGCATCTAGTTTCATGCTGGAAAGAAGTTCATCAGTGCCAGCAGTAGCTACAGCTACCGAACCGTTAACAGTAGTGTTAACAGTATCAGCATTAGCATGAAGAGCAGACTGTTTAAATCCAGCAAGATAGCCAAGAACGTCTTGGTCAAACTGATCGGCAAGACGATATGCTGCACGATCAGTAGCTAGCTGCTGGAAGTTCACATGACTGTGAGCCTCTTCAATATCATCAACTTTAAAAGCAAAATAGTTTGCTTTGTCGATAGTAAGCGAGAAATCTTCGTCATCAATATCCTGTGGAGTAATTGTAGTACCACGGGAGTATGCTTTGACAGTAATTTCTGGCTCTTTAATTACACGGACGGTATCGCCCATGTTGGCGATTTCGCCAAAGTAGTCTGAATTAGTAATAGCTTCTACAATAGAAGCCTTACGAAAGGCTACTTGAACCTGCTTTGAATAGATAACTGGTGAAAAATTACCATTAGGCAGGTTGCCGTAGCCGGGAGCAGTTGAAAATGCCATTTGTTTTCTCCTTGCATTTTACGACATACCTATGCGTTATCGAAACAACGCTATTGTTACCTATTTCATAAGGACCATTATCTATAAGGTAGTACTATTAACTGGCCTAGTTATAGTAGGCTTACTTTAATGGGTAGCTTTGAAATACTAATACAACATTTATATAGGTAGCTATATATTAAATAGGGCTATATAAATGTTATTGTATATATAGTTATACCATATTCTAGTATATATGTCAACTACTTTTATCTAGCAGAACCAGATAAATCGTAAATAAATTTACCAGTACGAATAGCGTCCATAATAGCTTCTGAATTACGTTCGTATTCTTGAGCTGACATTCTTTCTACATCAGATTCTTTAAAAGTCCCTGACGTATCTACTTCTGTAGGACGACTTCTTTCACCTCGTGTCCTAACAGATTTAGCTGCATCTTTGCTATCTTTAGATAACTTATTATTATTTTTTTGCGTATCTGCTTTATATAAATCAATAGCACGAGCAGCAGCTTGTGCGTCGGTATCATTTTCATATAAAGCTTGTTGAATCCATTTAGGCTGTTCTTCCGCCCAACTGTGAAATTCGTCACTATTTCTAATACTATCAAAATCAGGATGTAATCGATACAGCTCTGTTTCGGCTTTCTCTTTAGCTATCTGTAATCTTTCTTCATCTAAACTACGCAACTTATTTTCTATATCAGTAGTTTGCTCTGATGCTTTTCGCATAGCAATAGTTTCTACGATTGCCGCAACATCTGGATATTGTTTAGCCCACTCCTCAATTTCAATATCTGTTTTAGGAAGTTTAAATTCTTTTTTAGTAGCTGAAGAAAGTTGTTCTTTTAATTTAAGGATTTCATTTTTGTATTCATCTGCTTGTTTTTGTTGGTGCCTACGTAAATCTGAATACCTTTGTTTAAATGTTTTTTCTTCTGCATTTAGCTCTGCGTCATCATCCTGTTGCGTTTCTGTTTGCTCATTATTTTTGCTTTTTTGTTCTTCTAATAGTTTTTCTATCTCGTCTTCTTCTTTTTTAATTCTGTCTTGACTTTCATATGGGCGAGCCATAAACGCAACCTTTTTAACGGGCGTAATTGTAGCTTCTGTAACATCTGACATATTTTAATAGTCCTTTGTTGGGGCCACGGTAGCCTTACGGGGCATGGGTAGCCAACTCACATGGTTTATTTTTTAGAAGCTAAACCACGCTTCTTTACGGAGGTTTTTTTCTTACTTGGCTTAGTAACAAAAGCACCTACGTTTGCTGTTTTTAATACTGATTGCGGTATTAAATTTGCATTTTTATAAGTCGTTAACCTGGATTGCATCATTGGCATTTTAGACCAAACAGAAAAAGGTTCGGCTTCACCCGGAAGAGCAAAACGGTTTCCACCCGAGCTAATCCAGTAAACTAATTTTGTAACATCGGTAGCGTCTTGAGCAGTTTCAATTTTTTTGTTAGGATCAATTGCACGATTTATAAGCTTTTGTGTTCGATTTTTTATGTAGTTATCGCTTTTTTCACCTTTTCTCATTGTGAGATTTAGAAAAGGTGCTAAAGATTCAAATTGATTAGGTAACTCCCCGCCGCCGCTTTGCATATCGTCAAGAACACTATACTCTTTGGCTAACATTTTTCTATACGCATCACCAATAGTAACATCAGGACCGTACTTTTGTTTAAATTCTTCTGCTGTAAAGCCCGGTAAGGCACGGCCTTGAGCGCCTAAATATTCAGGATTTGTTTTATGATTAATAGGTTTAATTATTGACAATCTTTGGCCGAACAAATCGTCTAATTCTTTAGTTAAATCATCAGGCAACAAAGGAACAGTTCCCGGCTTAATACGAGGTCTACTAGAATAGTCTTGTAAAACGTGTTCAAAATCTTCAGGATCTGCATATTTACGTAAAATGTAACTAAGAGACGGATCTTTTAGTTGTCCTGTTTGGCCACTTCTTGCGATTAATTTAGGTGCATATTTTTGTGAATAAGTGATACCTGTATTTTTATATGGTGTTGTACTTGGATCTAGAAGACTTTGTTCTGCCGGTGGTTCAGATTCTACAGACGTATCTTTTGGATTACTGGCGGTATTAATACCTTTTTCTGAAAGAGATTTATCAATAAGAGAAGTGCGTCTACTAGCAAGGGAGCTATCAACTAGACCACCGGGTGCATATTTTCTTTTAATAAAACCTCCTGTTTTATAATCCTGACTACCGTAATGTCCTCCACTATCACTTCCGCCACTATCATAATCAAAATCTACTGCATCAAACCCATAATCTGGGAAGTCGAAATCTTGGGAGTCGAAATCCATAATAGGAATGTCAGCAATATCATCCATCCCATCGTTAGGGATGATGGGAGTATCGTCAGAAAAAGTTGGATCATCAACAACTCCCCGTTGCTCTTTGGGAGAAGGAATGTCTGGGGCATAAGTAGGTGTTTCTTTACTATACTCAGATGATTCTACACGGAAGTCAGCATATGGTTCTCCCGTTTCTGGATCTATACGATAAGTCTCTTTTTTACCCCTAAATTCATCTACTGCTTTTGCTACTATTCCTTGGCCGCTAAGTCCTTGAAATACAGCTCCAAGAATAGACGCAGGAGGCATAACAGGCCCAAACATATCTGCTAATTGGCTAAAACCACCTCCTTGTCCTGGTATTCCCTTTACCGCCATACCAAAAGCAGTTTTAGCTCGTTCTCCAGCAGATTTACCAGCAAAATAGTTGTCCCATTGTTCTTGTGTTAAATCGCCACCTTCACTTGGCGGTGCGTAATTAAAAGCTTCAATTTTGTTATCGTCTGGCCCACTAGGACGATCTAATTCCGTTGCACCTAAAGTACTTATGTCTCCTTTAAAAGGATCGGCAGAAGAAGAAGAAGGAAAAGAATCTGCTGGTGCATATCCAGAAGGAACTTGAGTAGTAGGATTATTGTTGGCATCTACAGTTATAAAAAGGTCAGATCTTTTAGCATCCGTTGTATCAACAAACCTTTTTACGCTACCTGTTGGATATGATATTCCTCTATTTCTTAGCGATGTGTCTACTAACCCGCCGTCGTACATAGCAGGTTTATCTCCAACACGTGCAAGATAGCTATCTAATGTATTTGTTTGTGGTGCCTGTTTGGTAGGAACATACGCACCTACTTGTGCAGAAAGTTTTTCATCTTCATCATTATCGTCTTTGTAAATTTCTAAATCATCTTTTGAAAAAGGTACATCCATGTCTTCGTTTTGACTAAACAATGTATCTGTAGGATTTGTAGTGGACTCACTATTGCCCATTTGCCCGATACTTTCCATTCGAGCTAAACCTGTTTTAGCTTTATCTCTTAGTTGCATAAAAAAATCTAAACCAAAATACCGCACCACATCAGCGGGAACTACGTATTCACCAGGACTTAACTTTGCATCTACGTCATCTCTTACCTCTTCTTGCAATGATCCAACTGGAACAGCATTACCTGATACAGGATCTTGTGTTCCTCCTTGATCCATCATTCCACCATCTTCAAACATAGACATTTGATTTTGCATAGTAGTTCCGCCTGTATTAAATCTGCTCGTATATTGTGCTTTTACTTCATAATCATCCGTTACAGGATTATATTCTCCACGCACTCCAATTTCACCACCTGCTAATTTTTTTAACAAGCCTATACGATAGTTAGTTATTCTACCATCAATATCGTTATATTTGTTATCCATAAATTTATTAGAATAAAAGGAACCTTCCGCATCTATTCCAGCATTAAATACATATCCATCTTTAACTGGTACAATAAGATCTAACATTGCGGCTATGTTTGCTTCTTTTTGATTTAAATTAACATTACCAAAAGGTGTTCTTATAGGTACTTTAGACATTGAACCACGGCCTTCAACAGAACCTGTTAAATAAGGATCTTTTTTATTGCCTTTTTTTGAACTAATTTGTTCATCGTTCATGTTGTATCCACCTTCAGCAAATCCCTCGCGTTTACTTATCGCCATTTACGTATTCCCTTAAACCCATTAATTTTTGATACGCTTGAATAGAACCTTGTGCTTTATACATTGTAGCTAGATCAGTTGCTTGTTCTAATGTACGTCTTTGCATTTCTATTTCTAAATGTAAGTAATTACTGAAGTGTTGCCATTGGCGGTTGTTGTTGACCAGTGTCTTCAGCTTGAGAAGGAGTTCCCCCTGGTGTTCCAGTAAACCCTTGCTCCCCCGGTGTTGGTGCTTGTCCTGTTCCAATTGTTCCTCCTCCTGTTCCAGCAGTATCCATGGGATTAAGTCCTGGAGGTACGTTTTGTCCAGGAGCCTGTTGTTGTTGTTGTTGTTGTTGCGTTT